CTTGTAGCAGTGAATACATCTGCTTCAGTAATTGGTTTTAGAGTTATAAGACCACCTAATTTAATCATAATTCTTTTGTCTCCCTTTTATGTGTATATAAATCAAGTTTACCATCTTCGGTTAACTTAACATCATAATTCGTTTTTCTTATATCGTTGTGTCCACCTTTGAATGGAGTTTCTCCTACTTCTCTGGTAACTTTACCCAACTTAAATTTATTTTTGGACATAAAGTCCTGTACATTAAATCCCATAATCTTAACTAGCTTCTGTTATAATTTCTCTCATTATGTGCTGTGCCTTACACCATTCTTCACAAACTACTGATTGTTCTTGAATTTGTTTGTTCACAGATTCGTTCATAGGAACCATAAATGCTCCATGAGTAGATGGGTTAGAAACAAAATCCCAACCAATTAATTCAAAATCTTCACCTACTTGAACTTTACCACCAGTTAAAGGTTCTACCGAACCCATACCTCTTGATGATATACCTAATAGAATACCTGCTTGTAGAAGTTCTTTTAAGATGTTACCGCTTGGGGTTGGTAATATCTCAACTGTTCCTACTAAATCATCACCATCCCAATGAATCTCTCTTACATTATGTGATACATTTTTTAGGTTGATTACAGAAGAATCAGGATGGTCTAACTCACCTAATGCTCTTCTTTCTTTAATTAGTTGTTCGTATTTCTTTGCCTCTCTCATAAGGATAGGTTTGGGATATATTCTACCATTCTGATTTTCTGCACCAGCTCTTTGTAGAATACCCTTAACGATAGTTCTTCCACTATCATCTTCGTTTACCTTACCTTCGAATAATCTTGTTTCTATTAGTAATGTGTTCATTATGCTCCCCAAGTTTTTCTTTTCTTAAATAAATCAAAAAAGATTGCAGATACCTCTTGTCTGATAATTTTTCTTATAATATCTTTATCAGATTCAGTAAGTTCCTCGTTTATTTTTCCTTTTTTAAAATTAACGATTTCCTCATTGATTATATCATACAATTCTCTCTTTGTCATTTTAATCCTCTTCAGAACCAAAAGTAGGGCCTACATGACCTCTACCAAATCTTTCATTTTTTTGTCCTCTTCCTTTCCAAGTTTTTTCAATCTTGTTAAAGAATGCCTTCTTTTCATCATCAGACATTTGTGGAATAGATTTACCAGCTTTTTCTAAAGCTTTTTTGAAAAATTTTTGGTACTCAGATTCTTCTTTAAGAGTTTCTCTGACTATATTTTTAAGTTGTTCTCTTGTTATTTTCATTTCTCAATCTCCTGTATAGTTCTTGCGATTTTGATTAGTTTCTCCTTTATTGTATAAATATGTCTATTTGTTCTTTTCCAATACTTGTCTGAATCTAACTCATTAATCGTTTTTATCTTGTTATACCAATTGAAAAACTTCTCAACTTCTCTTAATTGATACTTTAATTCTTTAAGACCCATTGCCATCTTTTTATGTGGATGCATGGATTCATCATTTTTTAATTCCAACCATCTATTTACAGGTCTTTTTACTTTGGCTTCATTAATATTATCCATATCATTATCTACCACAGTATAACCCATAGATGTTGCAACCTTTTTCTTTCTTTTTTTGTCTTTTTTACTTGAAAATGCGTATGGGGTTTGATAACCAGCTACATTTGCGGTAGTAGTGGCTTCTTCTAATTCTTTCTCTACTTCATCAAGAATTTCATCTAAGATTTCTTTAAGACTTTTTTCCATTGACATTATTTATCTCCTTAATCAACTCATAAGACATCATTAAAGCTGAAACTTGCCCATCGGTTATTTTTTTACCAATTTTTTGCTTCTTTAAAACATTTATAGTTTCTTTCAACTTTATTTTAGTAATCTTATCTTTCATTCCTTTATACATCTCGTGTAAAGAAGTGATAGTTTTGATTAATTGTGACTCAAAATACTCGTTGAACTTTGTTGTATTACTAATGTTGTTAATATATTCTCTTAAAAGTGATTTTTGTTCTTTATTTAAGTTAGAATATTTTTTATTAAAAGTTTCAACAAGAATTTTATATGCCAATAATCTAAGGTCTTTATCCTTAGCTTTGTATTCTTCAACTAATTTATCTTGTTTTGAATTTGTAGTATTCTTTGTATTGGAAGATAAAGAAATATGTTCTACAAGAGTTTGTTTAGCGTTAAATACATCTTTTACATTTTGTACATCTAATTTTTTAGCTTCAAATATTTTATGTATTGATGCTAAAACCTTATAATTTGTTACAGGTGAAGATAGAAAGTTAGAAATCTCAAAATTTTCTTTAATTGATTTGATTAAATTATATTTTTCTCGTTGAAGTTTTTTGTACTCAAGTTTACCATGTGCCTCTAAAATAGCATTGATAAATTTTTCAGCCTTAATATCTGAACTATATTTTTCATTAATTAATAAATTAAATAATCGTAATTCTTTAGAAAGTTCACTGCCCTTTCCATAAAATTCAGCCATTATTTTTTTAGCTTTTTCTTCTGAACCATTAATTACTTCTAAAGTAATTTGTCTTGTTAGTAATTCAAACAAAAAGCCTGTGTTTTTAAATTTTGAGTGTTTTATTTTTTTCATTTTCCTATCTTCCAATTATGATATAGTAAATTTTCTCTATTATAAATATAAAAATATAAAAGATAAATTAATTTTCAGTATCACTAATGAGGTTTTCCTCATCAAGCATACTCTTTATTTCGTGTAAATATTTTCTTTTTGATGCAATTCCGCTAATATATTTTATAGCTTTATCTTCTGAAGTAGTATTCTTTCTTGAATCCCTTCTTTCCTTATCACCAAGTGGGTCTCTACCATATGGGTGTTTATCTTTTTTATAAGTTCCACCCTCTCTTGGTCTACCACCTTTATCCTTGATTTCTTGTTTTAGTTTTTCCAAAGATTCTTCAATATCATCAGGTTCTTCATCTTCTGTAGCAGGGTCATTACCCTCATCTTCAATTGACCTAAATCTAAATCTATCTTTAAGGTCATCTAACATCTCCACTCTTTGTTCGTTTTCTTCTGCTTCTGATAATTTGAATATATTATCATATACCCATTGTTTAGATAACATATTTAAAGATTGTATATCTTGAGCCAATCTTATTTTTTCACTCCACAAGTTTAATTTTTCTTGTTCATATATGTAAGATGGATTTACTAATGCTAATTCAAAATTAGTCATTTCAGCATCTGTTATTCCTTGTGAATATAAATGAATGATTGCAATCTTAGTTAATTCTGAAATTACAGTTCTTTGAATTCTTTCAATTGTTCTTGCGAATCTAACATCTTCAGCTGCTAATGTTGCTTTACCTGCAACATTTTCTTCATATCCTAAATAAGCTTTTGGAATCTTAAGTGCAGCAAATAATTTATTTTTTAAGTAATCAATATCCTCGATACTTGCATATTCTAAACCTGCAAGGTTATCAATATTCGTTCCACTATCTCCACCTCTAACTGGTAAATAAAAATCTTCAGTTAGATTTTGCATATTATACTTTAAGTTATAGTCACCAGTATTTCTATCAACGAAAGGAACTTTCTTCATTTTGTTGATGATTCTCTGCATATAGTTATCAACCTCTGTTGGAGGGATATTTCCTATATCTACTTTGAATACTCTCTTTTCTGGTGCTCTCATGATTCTATGGATTAACATTGCATCTTCCATTAGAGATAATTGTTTCCATAATCTTCTACCATTCTCAATCATTGATTTACCATATGGTAACCAGTTTGTATCTGCTAATAATCTAAAGTGAGCTATTTCAAAGTTTTCGTATTCTTCTTTTCCATTCGGGTCCTCAGTAATCTTAAACTTAACTGAATTTGGATTTGATGGGTCTGTTCTTTCTAATCTTTCTGTGTTGTAAACAGAGTGTGGAGTAACATTTACGATACCCTTTCCTTCTGCAATTTCTAAACCTAAGAAAAAATCTCCATACTTACACATATTTCTTGTCCATGGCCATAAATTAAATTCTATGTTTAGAACATCATAAAATAAGTTTCTAAGTAACTCTTGTACTCTATCATTTTTAGATGTGATTGATAAAGTATCACCAAATTCGTTTTTTAGTGTTGATTCATCTGCGTATATATCAAGTGCTGATGCTAATATTGGGTCATTATCCATTGCATCATAATCCCTAAATACCTCTCTTCGAACTTGTTGGTATGCCATTGATTGTGCACCACCTGCTTGTTCAAAGAAAGATTTTTGTATCTTTGTATATCTATCTCTTAATGAAGATAAGTTTGTTTGTTGTCTTTCATCGGTATCAACTACTTTTCTTTTACCCTCTTTATCGATGGTAACCACCGCTTGAGCTCTAAATAATTTCGTTAATCTACCAAAAAATGAAGTATCTGCCATTTTATTCCTAATTTAAATTATAACCTTTATTTTTTTACCATGCTCTACATGACCAGTATCTAGCTTTGTGTCTTGGACCTGGATTATCACAATTGTGTCTTGCTCTAAAAGATTTTCTCCTTGCAGGATTACTCTTTTTAATTTTCATTGTTTTCTCTCCACCTTTTCCTTTATGACCAAAGTTTACTTTTACTACATTACCTTGGGGATTTTTAACATATACTTTGAATTTTTTAACATCACCTCTTGTTGGTTTACCAAGTTTTACTTTTCTACCTTGGTATTCGGCTTCGTTAATATCAGGTTTATACGATTCCATGAATTCTACGAACTCTTTTACATCGTAATAGTTTTCTACAAAGTACTCTTCACAGTAATTTTTATTTTCGTTTATTAAGCTTTTCATTGAAATCATTATATTTATCTCCTCACATTATAAATATATAATTATTAAATTAACCAAGTTAAATCCTCATCCTTATCACCAACTTTCATTTTCCAAGGATTCTCTTCCATTGATTGATTTCCACCGAATCCCATACCTGCCACATCTAAAGAATGTGCACCAATACCACCTAAGGCCTGTTTAGTTAAATCTATACCTTCTTGTCTCAATCTTAAGGCTGTATCTCTAACCCACAATCCAATTGCAAAGGACATTGTTAAATCATCGTTGTATCCTTGCATTGCTTCTGCTCTATTTCCTTTCCATATAAAAGTGAATAGTTCATCTATCAATCTTGAAGAGCGAACTGTTACTGATTTATCTCTGAAGTAATCATCTAATTTAGATATAATCAGAGGTCTTGTTTTAGAAGTAGTTGAAAATCCTGCAACCATTCCTCTTTCTTCTCTATTGTATTTATTATGTAATTGATGTTCAACATCCACATATTTTAAATCTTTACTCATATAGAAAAGGTTTTGATATCCTCTATCAATTACTTGTTGTATTACTGCCCATCCAATATTTGCGTTTTCAATTACAAGTAATGCTTGATTGTAATCAGTTGCAAGAGAAACTAAAAAGTTTCCAAAATCTTTTGTATCTAATTTACCTTTGTATTCAGCTACTTGTGTTGCTTGTTCAATATCGATAACATGACATGCTGAATAATCTGTTGAATCTCCTCGAGCAACATCGGCTACAACCATATAACCTTTATTATAGTTTGGATATTCCCACTTCCAAAGATTACCATCAAATCCTGTCTTTTCCATTGGTTCTTGACAAAATGATTCTTTATAAAATTGTAAAAGTTGTGGTTCAATTACAGTATCACCTGATGATACGAAATCACAATCACATTCTTGCGCTGCTCCTTTAACACCTAATAACTTTTCTTGTTCATCTCTCCATTCTTGATTTCTTTCAGGATGAACACTCCAATGTAATCTAATTGGATTAAATCCATTTTCCTCTTCCTCAGCACCTACCCATGTTTTATGAAAGAAATTTCCTACCCCATTCGGTGTTGAAAGGATTATTGCATTACCACCAGTCGATAGTGTTGATTGAGATGATACCCATATATCTTCAATCTTATCGATAAATGCTGCCTCATCAAATACTAATAAGGATAGTGCTTCAGAACGACCAGCATCTCCAGCTGCTGATGTTGCTTTAATTTGAGAACCATTTGAATATCGTAGAGATAGTTTGTTATCCTCTACTGTATTTTGTTTCAACCACGAAGGTAAGTATTGGTTCATAACTCTAACCTTTGTTACAAGGTTCTTAGCAACTTCTTGTTTAGTTGCGATTACAAGTACATTAAAATCTTGATTGAATAACATTTTCCACAATGCAAATCCAGCAGTTAAAGTTGATATACCAGTTTGTCGTGATTTTAAGATTACATTGTATCTATGTTTATCGAATTCTTGTAGAGTTCGTTCTTGAAACTGATATAAATGAAATGGTATCTTTCCTCGTACAGGATGTTGTATCATGCAGTATTTTTTCATAAAGTGTATTGGGTCTGATGCACACTTTTGATACTCAAGTTTTATTATATCCTTTAAAGAAGCTTTAGCCATTTATTTTTTTCCTATTTTCCAATATAGTGATGTACCTACGAATGGTTTGTATTTTCCTGCCTGATTAGATAAACCTAAATTTAAACCATAAAGGTTCATCTTTTTAGTTTTTAATAATCCATTCAAACTAAAGTTACCAAATCCATTTGTTTGGTCAACTCCTACTCCGAAACCATAATAAAATTCGTTTTTAGGTAACTCTTTTACAATTGTAGTATTGTAAACAGTTGGAATCTTGAAGAACCAATCTATTTCTCTTGATTCGATTCTATTTTGTGAAATAACATCAGTAAGAATACCAAATCCTAAACTACTTGCAGGTTTTTGTCCTAAAGAATCTGTAACTTCCTTTGGAAAATCATAATCAAGATTTAAAGTATCGGTTACTGTAACTCTTGAAAAGTAATCTTTAATAATAGCAAGTGAATCTACATCTACTGGTATTTCTACTTCTTTTATTACTTCTTTTGTAATGTATCTTGGAACATATTTGGTTACTTGAACTTCTTTTTCAACAAAAACTGTATCAGTTTCTTGTTTTATAAGTTCAAAATCTTCACCATCAATGTTTACTATCTCTTTATCACTATAATCTGGTCCACATCCTCTCATTAAGAATATGATACCAATCAAAAGGAGTATCAACAACTCCTTCCATCTTTTGGATATTAAATTAAATATAATGTTCATAATTTTTTTCTTTTAGTTTGTTAAAAGCCTTTTCTTTTTTTTCTTCTAACTCTTTAATTTCTCCTTCACCATAGTCAATAAGTTCTTGTATCTCTGCTTTAACCTCTTCAATTGGTTTAGGTAACTTCCAAGTTTCTGTTATCTCACCTTGGTCATTATGCATGTGATATTCTTCTTTTAAATCTCCTAATGATTCTCTATATTGTTCTAATTTGTGTTTTCCATAGATTATCATTCTAGTCCATACTTTATAGTTTTCATAATCTTCCCATAAACCTGCTGTTCTAATATCATGTTCTCTCTCAGTAGTACAATTTATACAAAAACCACCCTTTTCTATGAACCTTTTATCTTTTGCTGTAATTTTTACTGTTTTACACTCAGAGTTTTTACATTTTGATTTTTCCTCTAAGTATTTTCTGATTTCTTGGAATGTTTCAGAATTTTTATTTGTTTTAAGAGTATATCCCTCTTTCTTTTCGTACTTGTGGTGTTCATCTTCCCAAACATCACCTACTTTTCTATCTTCTTTTTTGGCTTCCCAACCGACAGTTTGATTTTTTTCGTACTTACCAGTCTTAACCATATCAACCAACTTTCTTCGAGTTGGATGCATGTACTTCTTTTTAAATTCTTTACCCATTGTTATATATTAGGTTATAATTTTATATATAAATATATCAAAATATGGAAACCGTAAATTTTAGAAGAAAATACCAAGTATTTGATTTACGGATGCAAATGTACCAGTAAGTTTAAAAGTATTCCCTTTATATAAAAACACAATACCTTCATTTGGTACAATTTTTTTAGCCCCACCGATAGAATTTAACCTTCCAAGTTCTAATTTTAGTTTATCTATCTTTTTTGGGTCACCTGATTTCTTAACATCTTTGATTGTTTTATCAATTCGTTTCTTTATATCACGAACTGCCTTATCAGGATTTACTGTAAGTGCTGATGATGTGAATTCTAAAACTTCTGCACCTAATCCTAAGAAGATTTTCTCAAATTTCATTAAATTATCTTTTGATATCTTCTTATGATTATCTTTATCTGTTTTCTTAGCCCAATCAAGAGTTTTTGAATCACTAATATTCTTATTATCTAATCTAAACTTCTTATCCATGAATGCCCATCTCTTAACCAATCCCATTTTTGTTTTATTATCTAATGATGTTGGTGATTTTTTATCAACAAATTGTTCCCACCATGCTTGATGGTAATCTGCAACACCATCTGTATCTTTTAACTTGAACTCTTTTTGTAATTTTGATATTTGTGATGAGTATTTTGCTTTTTTCTTTGATAAATCTTGTGATTTAGGTAATTTTACAATAGGTGGCCCTTGTATTGTATAGTTATCTTGTACATCTTTGTTAACTTGTTTAATCATACCAGCTAATACTCTTGCCGCTTCACCATTTTCACCTATGGCCTTACCATCCATATCATATTCCATAGTACCATGGAACACAAGTAACGCTTGGCCGTAAGGTATAACATTAACTGATGTTGGGTATATTACTTCAAGGTTCATAAAACACGCACCTTGTTTGAATATCTTATCTCTTTGTTTATTTGATAGAGCTGATATTGCATTTGAAAGGTCTTTCATAGCATAATTGTAAGCATCACTTAATCCACCTCTACCTTGGAACTTATCTGATACCCCTTTGATATCTAAAGCGTTTTCACCTCTGTTCTTTAGGTGTCCTTTGTTCCTCGCTGCTACTAACCTACCATCTCTCCATGATATTGCAAGTGCTTGACCATCTGTTTTCTCTCTTGTGAACTCTAATGTACCTTCGAGTGCTCTATTTACGATATCTTTAAGTTGTCCAAAGGTTAAATTGATATCAGTATCGAATGGGTGAGACATATGACCATATGCACCACCTTCTATAATTAGTTCTTCCTTGACTGGTTCATATCCTCTCTTTATTTTATCCTTTCGTTTATCTTGATGTCCACCTTCTTTACCACCATCATCAAAATCAACTGTTTCAGGTTCAGCAATCGAACCTCTTTTTGCATATGCAGATGTAGAATGATGTCTATTAAAATCTTTTTCTACTTCAGATTGTTTTGGGTCTAATTTTACTGGTTTTAATTTATCAGTTACTTTAGATTCTTTCATAAAGAGTTCTTTTTCTTTATTATTTATGTACATTCCAATATCTGGCCCTTTAATATCGGATGGAACATCTTTTCCACCAACTGATAATTTAAATTTTACAAATTTATCAAGTTTTTTACCTATCATTTTACCAAAATTAACAATATCTGAATCTGATACTGTTGTTTTATCATGTAACTTTTTAAATTGTACTATTTTATCTGGTGTAAATTGTTTTAATGATATTAAAAACACTATATTATCTCTATCTTTGTTTGAGTAAGATATTCTATTCAATGTTTTCGCTACTTTCAATGGGTCGTTATCCCTTAAAATATAAGAAATGAATGTAATATAGTTATTATCATGTGGATATGGTTTACTTACTTTTAAACTTGGTAATATTTGATTAGTAAATCCAACTTCATCCAATCTTTCCATGTAAACTTTAGTATTTTTGGATTGTTTTATTGCACTTACAAACTCTTTTGTAATTCTTTCAAATGGAAGTGATTTAATTGAGTTATCTTTCTTTAATGCATCTAAAGTTTCTTTATCTAATTTAGCTCCTAATCTTGTTTCGAACCTAACTGCTCTTAATTTTCTTAATGGGTCCTCATCAAATCTTTCTGATGGTTTACCAACTGTTTTAATTACACCCTTTTTTAAATCTTTTATTCCACCATGGAAATCAATTACTTCTTTCTTATCAATATCATAATATAAAGAATTACAAGTTAAATCTCTTCTTTTAGAATCAGTTGAAATATCACAATATACTACTTTATCTGGTCTCCTACCTTTACCAATATCTTGTCTGAATGTAGTTACTTCATGGCCATTGATTATAATACTACCTAAATCAAGATTTGCATTTACATTTGTTGTTGAATGTTTAAATTTACCTTGTTTAGCAATCTTAATCATTTCTGCTGGAGTTGCATCTGTTGTTAAATCAAAATCTTTTGGTGTTTTACCAAGTATAGCATCTCTTACTGCTCCTCCAACTACATAAAGTTCTTTTTTATTCTTCTTAAATGCCTTTTGTAGTTTTTTAATATCAGCTGGTACAGATAAATTAAACTTTGTTCTTGTTGCTTTGTTTTCTCCTAATCTTTGTAATCCTGCTGGTGGTGGAGTTAAAGGATTGTATCCAAAACATCTTCTTCTAAAATCTTGTTCTGATTCGCCCTTCATTGGTTTATCACAACTCTGTTCATTTATTCTTTTATCTTTTCTCAACATCTGTAATAGTTCCATTCCTTTTCCTTTGATATCTCTATCTACCATTCTTGATGTTGGGCCTTTGAATAATTTAATGTATAGTTTTTCTAAGTATTCACCTTTTTTGTTATCTGGTAATTTACTAAATAATCTGTTAATTTGTCCTCTTTTTTTATAAACATATTTTTTAAAATCATCATAGAAAAAAGAATTAATTTGTTCTTGGTAGATTGTATCATCAATTCTACCATATTCTCTCATTATAATACCTGCAACGGCATTTGCTTGATTCTCAATAGGTGAACCATCTGCTCCATCTCTCCTAACATCTCCTAATAAACCAAGTTCATCTTGTTTTCTATGAACCAATTCATGTGCAATAGTTCTAAGGATATCAGCTGTCAATCTGTTTTCTGTTGCAACAAATATTTCTTTTGTTTGTGTATCAAATCCACCTAAACTTTTATGAGTATCTGAATATTCTGTACCACTCATCAAAGTAATCTTTGGTTTATCTTGAAGTTTTAATCTTTCACAAGCATATTCAACAAAGTTGTTAATTGTTTTTATTTTTTTATTCAAATCTTCTTTAATAGGTTTATATTGATACTCTTTATCGGAATCAGCGTTTTTTCTATATTCTTTGTTTCTTTTCGCGAACCTTTTCATATCTTCCGGCCCAGCGTATCCAATCATCAGTTCATTTTGTTTAGTTTTTTTCTTCATTTGGTTAATGAACTTTCTATAAACATCTGCAGCTGATTTTTTACCCATCACTCTTGCTCTTTGTTCCATAGCAATTGCTGCTTGAATCTTATGTGCATGGGATTTACCACTACCTTTAATTTTACTTACTGATTTTTGTGCATCTTTTACTGTTGCAAACTTTAATCCTTGTATTGTACCTTTTGGATTTTCATCTGTATATAAATCGGAATGTGAAGATGAACCTCTATGTTGTCCTTTTTTTCTTGGTACTCTTGCTGCTTCTTTACCATCAAACTTTTCTGCTTCTTTAGCTCTCAATGCTGGTAAGAATTTAAATCTTGCTCTTTTAAGAACTCTTTTCTTTTTTCTTAATACATTTTTATGAACTATCTTTGCTTGTTGAATTGATAAATCAGTTCGTTTCATACCAGGAAATAAATCATTTAAGAATTCATTATAAACTTGTTTGTATGCTTGTTTGTATGCAATCTTTTTAAGTTTAGCAAGAGATTTTCTCCTTTTCATAGTTCTTGCTCTTCTTCTTGCTATTTGAGCTCGTTTACCAGCCATCGCTGCTTTTCTTCTAAGTAATGCTGCTGGTCTTAATCTACCTTTACTTCTTTCATCTAAATCTACAAATGCCGTTTCTTTAAGTGGTTTCATTCCACCTGCCTTTCTAACAACATTTAACTTCTTTATAATATCTCTTTGTTTTGGGGAACCAGGCATAGCTCTCATTGCCTTGTTTAGTAGTTTGAGATGTAATAGTTCATCAAACTTTTCATTTAATGATTCAGTTAATCCCATCTTTTCTCTCCATGAATCAAACGCCCCATAATCATACTCTTGTTTTTGTGAATCGTATCCACAATTATGACATAAATACTTTTCATCATCATCGGATTCTAATTCCCATGAGTGATTACATTTTGGACAATCAATTGCCGTACCAGCGATTTCAACGATGTAACCCTCTTTCATTAGTCGAAAAGTTACAACTTTTCTTCCATTGATAGTTGGCATTCCATGTTCATCTTTACCGATAGATTTAACTTTTACCTTCTTGTTTTTAAATCTACCCATTAAAATAGTATCACCAACTTCTACTGGTAGATTGATAGCTTCATTTAATGATGCTTCATACTCTTCTTGAGCATCTTTATCACCTTTTTGTGTATCAAGTGATATTTCTTTCTCATCTTTGTTAGTTTCTAATCCTTTGACTAATTCATATCCAATCATGGATGCTTTTCGAGTAGAGTGTTTAAACCAATCAGAATATGCCTTTGAAGAGTATATATCTACTTGGTTAGTTGCAGTGGTTGTACCTAAGACACCAGCTGGAAAGTAAGTAACTGCTTTTACTGGCCCATTAGGGTAAGTTGGATGGTCATAATAATCTTCAATCTCTTTGGATGTTATCATGTTAAGAACCTCATATCCAATCTTTGCTGCTCGTTTTACATTTATCCGAGAAAATACATCGTAGTTAGGGAAAAAGAAGTTTGGCCCATCATCCACTTGACCTGTACTCATCTTCGAACTCTCGTTGATGAGCCATTCTTCAATTCTCTCTTTAGAAATCTCGATTACTCCTTCATTAAGTTTATCAGTAATCATCTTAAAAATCGTAGCATTAAACTTTCCATATGCACGAGATTTAAAGAAAGATTTCTTCTGGTCATCCGACCCTACTGATAACCCATTACGAGTTTCAGTACCACTTATACCACCTCCTTGTGATGGAGCAGCATAAACATAACCACCATCCTCATAACCAACCTCGGCCTTTCCTTTCCATGGTTTGAAATACTTTCCACCCAATCTACTTGCATCTTTCTGACCTACTACGGTTATAAAGGCGGTTGTGTTTTTATCGTATTTTTTGAGGATTTCTTGTGGAGCATAATTGTTTTTTACCTGTACTATTTTTGATTTAGGTATATTGAACATTGTAGTCATTATCTTCACCTTTTCTCTGAAGTTAAAAGGTGATTTGGGTTTTTCTACTTTGTTCGAAGTACTGATAAAAACATTATTCTTTCCGAACTTTTTGACAAGGTGTTGGTATGTGCCGAAGTGTCCTTTATGCATAGGTTGAAACCTACCACCATAAACAACTACGACTTTCTTAATAGGACTTTCATCCTCCAAGAGCATTTGCTCTACAAGAAATTGTGAGAGTTTGTTCATATTCAATATACCTTATCAGTATATAAATATGTTAGAAAATAGAATTAATGATTCTTGTAAATAAATGGGTCTCTTTTACGAAGTTCTTCTAATTTCTTTTTGTATTGTTTTTTTAATTTTCTTTTCTTATACCAATTTATAAAAGGAGAAAATATTTTATTTATTAAATTCATAAGTTAGTTACTATAATATAATTCAGGATATTCTACTAATATATGTATTCCACCTTTTGATAAAGCATTTTTATATGCAGGTAAAATTTTATCATGAGTATCTAATTTCACGATTGTACTATTTGTTACTATATCTTTAAAAGCCTCTGTATAATCAGCTTTGTGTTGATGACCTGGGTCTAATGGTTTATCAGAACCTTTACCTACTCTTACAATCACATTTGGTTTCCACTCACCATCAGACATTGCCTCTAATTTATCTAAGTGATTTACCAGTTGATTTACAGCAAGTATTAAAAAATCCCATCTTGGGTAAAATGTTACAACTTTATGTCCTGTCATAGCGAGCCCCATTGTCATACCCATCTGTGTTTCTTCCATTACTGGTGTTTCTATCATTCTATCTTTTGGTAATCCTTCAATTGTTTTACTCATTGGATTACCATACCATACGATTTGTTGTCCTATGAAAATTGTTTTTGGGTCATCCATTACAAGTTTCATTGCTTCAGTTAAAGCATCTAAGTAAGGTGTGTATTCTGGTTGTGCCATTATATTAAATTTATTTTAGTTCTTGAAAGCCAATACTCTCTACTAATTGTTAATCCATTTTTACTAAATTCTTTTTTTGTACATCCATAATCTTCCCAAAATTTATTTTTAATAAATGTTTTAAAATTTTCTTTTATTTTAAGAAAATTACAATTTTGTGCAGCTTCGTTCCAAAGTAACATATACAAAATTACATTTGGATGTTCATTATATCCTGGTAATAATTCTTTTACATCAATAATTTTTGATTCAAAATGCTCAGGTGTTAAATTTACAAATCCTACTTCTTTAAAATTATCAATGATAAATTCATCAATACCTCCTTTTCTATATCTTTCACTTTCGTAAAAGTAATGTCTACCACAAGAATTAATTTGTTTAAATAGATATTCTAAGTTTGGAAATAATTCAACTATATTTTTTGTTTGTAAATTATTTGGTCTGTTTTCACCAAATTGATTTGTTTCTTTTAATCGAGTTTGATTATCTACAAAATAATATTCGTGTGGATGTTCTTGAAATTCTGAAAATAACCAGTTTTCTTGAAACGATTGCATATCAATTGAGTTCCATTCAATTTGTTTACTATTCAAAAATGATTGTGTTTTAATAATATTATCTAAATGATTTTTGATTTTCATATCAGGTGATAATTTATTTTCTATTGATAAAACAGTATCAAAATATAATTCATAATCCAAACTAATATCTGAAAAATAATCTTTAAATGAATGTGCTGGATTTACATAAAAGTTTTTATCAATATGTCCAACATTTCCAATTTTAAAAGTGTTACCTATATTGATGTTATCTAATAAACTTTTAAGTTCCTTTGGTAATTTTTTATACTCATTTGATTTTACATCATCAATACTTATAAAATTATCTTTTGTTTTGTAAATAAATGGCATATCACCAGGTGATGGATATGAAGTTGGTTCTAAAACAGTTTCATCTATTTTCATGTATTTCATGATAGGAAAACAAACTCTATGCCATTGTGACCATTCTATAAAACAATATATGTTTTTAGATTCAACTCCTAAATTTAATAACTGATTTACTACATATATAATTGAATCAGATTGCCAATCACTACCCATACTTCCGCAGTGAACTGTAATTCCAATAATGTTATCAACATCTCCTTCAACATGACACTCACTATATTCTTTTTTAAGTCTTTTGCTGTAATCTTCAGGAATATGTTTAAAAGGTGTTAAAACTGATTCTAACATTCTACCATATGAACATCCTGTATTTATGATAAATTTATATTTTGATAGTTCTTTCATATTGTTTTTCTATGATGATTATAAGTTCTTCTTATACCCTCTTCAAAGCCTGTTTGAGGGAGTAATCCATACTTTTTTTGTATATCTGTATTCATTCTTCTTCTTGGTTCACCATTTGGTTTTGAAGTATCCCAAGATACTTTTACATCTTTATCACTTACTTTTACTATTGTATCAACCATTCTTTTAATTGATATTTCTTCTCCACTTCCCAAGTTCGTAACTATGTGTAATTTATTTTCATAACATTTAATACTTGCAGATGCAACATCTCCAGCATAAATAAAATCTCTTGTTGGTGAACCATCACCCCATGCTTCTATCTTACCTTTACTTGGACTAGCCATAGAAACTTTTCTTATGTTTGAAGCCACAGCCATTGCTGATTTACCAAAGTTATCGTATTCACCAAATATATTTGCAGGTCTTACTATTGTCCAATTATTCCACTTGTATTGTACTTTGTGAGCTTCTAAATATAATTCTGGTACTCTTTTACTCCAAGATGGATACCAATCATGTTGTGATGGTAAAGTTTTCCAAACTGTATCTTCTACAAATTCAGGTGCTGATTCGTAAACACCAACTGATGACATGAATACTAACCAAACATTATTCTTGTAACAATTATCTATTATATTAAAATTACCACTTATTGATGGTTTTAAAAAATCAACAGGATTTTCTTTTGCTGTTTTTGGTGTACCTTTAATACCGAATGAATTAATACATGCATCAAACTTATGTATTTTAAATAATATTTCAACATCCTCTGAATCTTGTAAATCACAATGAACAAAATTAAAATTATCATAATTTACATCATTGAAATATTTCATATTTTTATTAATATCAGCACCTACAACAAAATAATTTTTTTTAAGTAATTGTGCTACAATGTGTGTACCTACTAGTCCATTTGAACCTGTTACTAAAACCTTTTTCATTAGATTAATTTATTTTTATTAGATATTGCTTGTATAACATTTTCTGCTATTATTTTATGACACAATTTTGATGGATGTGTATCCATGCCTGGTTTCCTATTAGGATTATTATAATTTTCTGTATCGATGTACATTCTTTCTCCTTCTTTATCTTCATTCACTTGAAGATATTCGATACAATCATAAACTTTATCTTTGTAAGTAAGTTTAATAAATCTTTCATTTAGAAAACTATCTTTTTTTATGTAATCAAGATATTCATCCGTCCATGAAAGTAAATAAACTTTTTTACCTAAATCATGATACTTTTTTAAAATCTTTGAAAGTTCGTTTGTCCAACGCTGGATATGTTCGTGTTTAAAATCATCCAAAGTTTTTCCATTATCAATTAAATAATCAAGAAAAATTTCAAGTGGTAAATTTTCTTCTTCAATTATTAAATGACCTAATGCAGTAAATAATTCTTCACCGAATCCTGCTATTCTATTAACATGGTCTAAGTTTCTTAAGTTTGGTGTACCCTTAACCATATACCTTTGCCCTTTGTAATCAAAATAAAATGGACTTCTATAAGGTTGTGTTGTTTGTACAATTATGTATTCTACCTCATCCAAGTCAAAGTTTTCCTTTAGCATTCCTTTATGATGTGGTGGTTCCCCAAACACCATTTCGATAAATCTAACTGTTTCTTCATCACACCCACCATTATATCTTTTCACGATAGGTTCAGTTCCTAAATAATCTGATACCATTTGTGGCCATCCGAGTGTTTTTCTCAACTTAAAAGCTTGTTCAGGTATTCTTTTATGTTCTATTGTATATTCTTGTGCAGATGGAACATGAACATCATCTCCTTCATAGTACATCCAAAGTCCTTGTCCCCATGTAAAAGAACATCCTGCATATATTGTTCCTTTTCTACTCATTAAAATACAACCCATTTACCAGTACCATAATGTGGGTACTTTGATTTATATTGATAATAAATTACATCACCTGGTAATTCTCTTTGGATACCATTCCATGTATCTAAGGTTGGTGTATTTGTTGATACACCATTATCCTCTACAACAAAATAGAGTGGTAGTTCATAGTTTCTTGCATATTTATGAACCTCATAAAAGATACCACTTTCAAACGCCATATCTCCAACAAATGCCCATACTTTATCATCACCACCATTATACTTAATTGATTTAGCCACTCCTAATGCAATCGGTAAAATACCTGTTACAATAGCAGAAGAATAAAATTTTGATTCTTTATCAACTATTGTAATTGATTTACCATCAAGTATTTTTTGTTTAAGTTTTTGTGGTTCTATACCATGAAGTAATGCATGGTAGTGAGACCTCCAAGTTGAGAACACCCAATCAGTTGGTGATATTTTTTTAAATATTTTTATAAGTTGGCTTTCATTTCCATTGGATAAGTGTATTGGGCCTCTTATCTCTCCGCCCTCCCAATGTTTGATGATATCATCTTCAAAGTCAATTAAATCTTGTTCAGACCAATTACCTTCTAACCATCTATCTTCATGGTGATTTAAGTTTTTTATAGTGTTCATAACCTTTTTAAATAATTTTTATCATTATTAAGATTTACTAAATCCTTTACTATTTTTTGGTTTTTTAGAAATCTTGATTCAAAATTTATGTAATTATTTTTGAAAAAATTAATATTATTTTTAATTCTAATTAATTCATCTATAATCATAAATATTCTTTTTTTATTATTCTTCTCATTATCATACGAATGGTCAATTATATCATCAAAGAAATCAAACCCATAATCTCTCAAATATTTACAATGTTGATATGGTGCAACAAATATGGGGTACTGATAATAGTAAAATGGTTTTAATGATTTTTCTGTAATATGTATTGTGTTATCATCAAAATCTGTTTCATTAACAATATTAACAAAACTTTGTTCAAAAGTTTTTTTCTCAATATAATTTGAATCAATACAATCTAAGTTTTTCTCAAAATAACTTCTTTTATTTTTTAAAGATTTTATGTACTTTAACGATTCAGAATATTTTTCTAATTCTTTTTTATTTAAAAAATCTTTAATTTCAAAATCTTTATTATAATCTATTACAGAAAAATCTGTATCATCTAAAAAACTATTATGATGTAATAAAGAAACAATTAAATATCTATGAATCCACATTTTATTATTATGGCACATAAATGAAAATTTTTTATCTTTAATAAAATCTACTTCATTAGCTTGTAGAATTTTAGAATGTACTTGATGTAAAAAAATAGGTTTATGATAATTTATTTTTGATTTGTATTTTTTCTTATATAAATCTATTTTCCAATTGTTTACTAAAAAGTAAATATTTTTTTCTTCTATATTTTTATTTTTAAGATAATCAATAAATTGTTTAAAAGCATCTTCAGATATAGTTTCGTTTACATTAAAAATTATAACTTTTAATCCATTATTAATATAATTAATCAATTCATCTGAAAAAACTTCTTTGTTATGTATCCATGGATTTGATAAATTACATATCGGATAGATTGTATTATTATCCACTTCATTTGTAAATTGAATTTCTAAAGCTAATTTTTCAAAGATTTCAAATAAAATATTATTTCTTTGTTCTAAAGTATTATTTTTACTATAATATAAATTTAAATCAAAATTAGAAAGTATTTTGTTTAGAAATTTAAACATATTTATCTCTTTTTGATAATATAGGTTTATCACATGGCCAATCTATTTTGAATTTTTTGTCATTCCATTTAATAGTACCTTGTTTATCATCATCATAGTATTCACCTTGATATGCAAGTTTATATTGAAAAATAGAATCATCTTCCATAACATAGTGTCCATTTGCAAACATTGGTGGTACTAAAACTTGTGTACCTGTTTCAGGTCCTATTATAAAAGATTCCCACTTACCGTAATTTGGTTGTTTGGGTCTTAAATCTAAAACTACAAGATATAGTTTACCATGAGGACATGAAATTAGTTTCCATGTTTTATCATCATAGTGTAATCCACGAAGAACATTGATTTTTGATTTTGAATATCTATCATGGTTAAATTTTAATCCTTTATTTCTTTCACCAGCTGGTAACAGCTTATCATAATAATCCGAATGATATGTTGTTGTAATCATCCCTCTATACTCATGATATATGGATGGTTGTACTACTTTTACTTGTGGTAAAACTGAACCATTATAGAAATGGAAATCATCCCAACTTCTTTCTTTGTAAAATATACTTCTGTTTTTCATAACTTATTTTTATTAATAATACTCACTCCTCGTTTTTGTACTACCTGAGTTGAACATTTATTTGCAAATTCAATCGAATTTTCTATTGATTTTGTTTCAACATATTTATAAACTAAACCAGATAAAAAGGTATCTCCTGCACCTGCTACATCCTTAATTGTAACTTCTTTAGTAGGATAATTACTTCCATTGTAATCACAACCAAATCTACCCCTTGTTACAATAAGCTTTTCATTTATCCAATCATTATTTTCTATAAAAGATTTTGATTCCTTATATTCTAAATAATTAATTTTAATAAAATCTATTGTAGAAACCCAATCTCCTAATTTTTTCTTAGTGTCTAAAAATACTGTACATGATGTATTTTCTGATATTTTTTTTATAATTTCTTTTGTTAGGAATCCTTTGTTATAATCAGCGATAATAATACTATCGTAATCTTCTAATTCAACATCATCAAATGATTCATCTGTTATGTTATCTACAAAATCATTCTCATCAATCCTTAACAAAATGTAATTGTAAGAATCATCTACATATCTAATTTTTTTTATTTTTTTTGTGTTTGTAACTATATCAACTTGAACTCCTAATGCTTCAATATTATTTTTAACATTAGATGCCATACCCTCATTTTCTATCTGATGAGTTGGTTCAATTACAGGTATAGGAGCTTCGGGTGATAATCTTTTTGCATCACCATAAATAAAAATATCTTTACAACTTTCTCCTATTACTAAAACCTTCATTACCAGCTTATTTCCCAATCTTTAAACTCAGAGGCTAAACAATCTATTTTATAATCTTTTCTACCTCCTAATTTTTCTTGTATTTTATTTTTTGCAGTATTTCTTATACCATTAACACTATGAGTTAATTTTAGTTGATTCTCAGTATCAACACCATTTCTAGCATTATCCTCATTGTTCCAAATATGTACATTCATTTGTGATAAAACAACAATAGCTCTAATTACTTCACCATCAATAATATTATCTTTATCTAAAAGAATTTGATTAATATCATGAACAATATCTTTTATTTCTTGTTGATATTCTTTTTTATGATTTGGAATTTTGATTTCTTTTATCTGAAGTATTGATAATCTATCAATTAGTTCGCCGAGTGTTGGTAAATATTTTCTAACCATTTATATAACTTTTTGATTCCTGTTTCTAATTTTTCTGTTGGTTCCCATCCTAATAATTTTTTTATCAGTTTGTTATCAGAGTTTCTTCCTCTAACACCAAGTGGGCCATCTATATTTTGTATTTTAATGTTCTTACCACTTATATATATTATCATTTTAGTAAAGTCATTTATAGAAATCATTTCTTCTGAACCTATATTAATAGGTGTTTTTACTTCTGATTTCATTAATCTTCTCAGCCCTTCTACACATTCATCTACATATAAAAATGAACGAGTTTGTTTTCCATCTCCCCATACCTCAATGGTATCGCCCTCATTTGCTTGAACAACTTTTCTACAAATAGCTGCTGGTGCTTTTTCTTTGCCACCATCGTATGTTCCCATAGGTCCAAAGATATTATGTAATCTTGCAATCTTTGTATCAATATGATAATTTTTTCTAAATGATAAATATAATCTTTCACCATATAATTTTTCCCATCCATATTCTGAATCGGGTTCAGCTGGATAAACTGAATCCTCAACACAACTTGGATTGTTCTCAT